AGACATAGTAGCATATCTCCGCTAGTTAAACTTACCCTAATATTATACCACAAAAAATAGAATTGTGCTAGTGGGTATCGGCCCAACTATTACCAATTCTATACTCTCCGTCCAACGGACAGTTCAGTTGCAGGACTTCGCCTGCGAATACCATTGCATTAACACAAGACTTACCAATGAAGTTTGCGTCTTCTGGTTTACATTCTATCTGCCACTCGTCGTGTACCTGTGCAACCAGCTTGAAGTTAACACGCTCCAACAGATCGTACAGTATGACGATAGCTTGCTTCATCACCACAGCACCAGCGCCCTGCAGTAGTGTGTTCAGTGCGGCATGTTCTGATCGTACACGTATGCGTCTACCATCAAGACCAGTGAGGAACCCTGTCTTGGCGTCTGCCATAGTCTCGTTACGTAGGTCAGCCAGTGCTGGTGTGTTCTCAAGGAACGCCTGCTTGAGCTTCTTACCATGAGCGGCTGTGCCACCCACAATACTACCAATCTTGGCATCTCCTGCACCGTACAAGAACGCATAGATAAACGTCTTGGCATCATCCCTGTTGTCTAAGCCAGCGGCTATACGGTTGGCTGTGTGTATGTCACCTGTGAGTATCTCGTTGGTGTACTTCTCGTCGTTCATGTAATGAGCCAGCATACGTAGCTCAAGGCCACTAGCATCAGCACCGACAAGTACGTGACCATCAGGGACAGTAAACAACTTACGACATTCCTTACCATACTCAGCCCTTACAGCAGGCACTTGAGCCATGTTCGGATTGGAGTGCGCCATCCTTCCGGTAACCGCTCCAATGTGACGGACTCGCCCATGTATTCTCTTGTCTTCTTCAACTGCCTTAATCCACGAATCCACCTGTGACGCTCGTTTCTGGCAGAGAAGATAACGTAATATAATCTTTGCTTCGGGAATGTGAGTCTGCTTCTTGAGTGTTTTCTCATCCACTTTCGGTTTGCCTGCGGGAGTGAGTTCCTTCCAAACTGCACCCTTACTAGCAAGACGCTCTGCGATCTGTTGTCTACTACCGACATTGAATACCGTAACTTTGTCCTTGAGTCTCTTATGTGTTTTATCACTGTACCTTTCCTCCACTATGGGTGGGAACACCTGTTGCAAGTCACGCTCAATCCTGTGCATACGGGTAGTCAGTTCTTCGTACAGTTCAACAGCACCGTCCTTGTCGAACTCAAACCCGTTGTCTTCCTGATCCTTACAGATGAACGCTACGCTGTGTTCAAGATCAACACAATGCTTAGTAAAACCAAACAGCCTTAGCTGTTGTACAAGCGCATCGTGAAGTCTTTCAGTAACGTCCACATCTCTTTTGCAGTACTCCACCATCTCTTCAGATAGCTCCGACCAATCCGAATGATCACCTTTAGGGAATCCAAGCCTACTTCCCCAAGCAGCCAAGCTGTGACCACCATCCAGATCGGGATGAAATAAACGTGAAAGTACCAGTGTGTCCACAACTCTGTCTTGAGGTATACGTATGCCCCATAACCTGTTAAGCACAGGAAGATCGTACCCGATAACATTATGCCCACATACCTGTCCACCACGCGCCAGTTCATCCATCAAACTCCTTCTAGATAAGTGGGTCAAGTGAGCTTCGCCCGATCTCTTTGTAATCGCGCAGTGTACTTTCGTAGGGTTCAGGCCGTCTGCCTCTATGTCTAAGAACACAGTATTCGTAGTAGGCGAGATCAAGCTTCTGTCTTTCTGATAGTTCGCTACCACCATCCCTCATCTCCCTGTTCTGTTCCTGTGTCAAAATCCAACGTCCCATCTTCGACATCACGTATCTCCTCTAGATCACTAAGTGTAGCATAGTCTACATTACCTACCGCTGTCAAATCATCTTCAACTAGGAACCGACTACACTCGTTACACATGTCAACGAACTCCCCACTCCCGCTGAACTTCTTGGTTAGCTCGTAGTCTGTTAGTATCTTATCACAAGCAACGCATCTCATTCAAATACCTCAGTGAGCCTCCCTGTTTCCTTGTTGTACAGTAACGATGTAGCTGGTCCTGTCTGCCCACTAAACCTGTTCTTCAGCACACGCACGTTGGTTGTGTTACGCACCATGACATCATCTGCCTGTGCATTGCGCTCTAGTCCAACCACAATATCAGACAACTGAGCAATAGCTGCACTGCCACGCAACTGGCCCAGACTAGTATAGGCTCCATCCTCATGCCCTTTCCCATCTGGTCGCTTCAAGTGTGACACTACAAACATACATATGTGCATCTCCTGACAGAACATTCTAAGCTTGGTCATGATTTCATCAATGGCTCGTCGCTCATCGCCGTTGTCTTGGTCTGATACAAGTATTGATATGTGATCAAGCACAATGTATTTTACACCAAGAACCTTAACTTGGTAACGAAATCGTGCCAGTACGTTCTCAATCTTGTTGGAACCAAACGTGTCCCATAGCACAACACGATCATCTAGGTTGAGACTGTCGAATACTTGATCGACTTCACTAGGTAGGTAATCACATCCGGGTAGGTGTATTGGTTTGTTGATCTGTAATCCAACAAGGCCACGAGCAGTACGATCAGGTGTCTCCTCAAGAAACGCCAGCCCTATCCTGTCGTTGGTCTGTGACAGTATGGAGAACACCAGCTCACGCATGAACGTAGACTTACCTAGACCAGAGCCAGCACAGATGGTGACTAGCTCAGTTGGCCTGACCCCATAAGTCATGTCATCTAGTCCCTTGTATGGATATCGTACTTCTGCTTCTTCAAGGGGATTCTTCAGTGCATCTCGCAACGACCCCAACATCACCATACCATCAGGTGTGTAGGTCTTTGCCGCCCACCAACGCTTAACAAACTCCTCCTTGTCACCGTTCAACAGGTAGTCACACGCATCCTTGTGTTCACCATGATGGAATATACGAGACTTGCCACCAAAGATGTCAGCACATTCTACAGCGGCAGAGCGTCCATGTTCGTCGTTATCAAAGCAAAAGATAATATGATCGTACTGGTTGAGAAAGTCGTAGGCTCTGCGACAGTCAGCAGCAGCACCTTGGGCACCATTACGAATAGAAACAACAGGGTACTTGCCTCCAAACATTTGATATCCTGCCAGCGCATCGAACTCTCCCTCCACTACGGTTATGTACTGACCACCACTAGGGAACAGGTGCTGACCGTACAACCCAGCCTTCTTCCAATCCCCACTGATCTTGAACTGTTTGTCTGGATACCTAGTTTTAACTGCAGTTAATTCTCCTTGTGGAGTGTGGTATCCGAATAGAATGTTACCCGCCTTCTGCTGTGCTGAGTACGCCGCCATTGTAGTGGCAGTTAGACCCCTATCCTGATAGCCTCTGTATGGCTCTGTGAAGGCCGCTTTGTCGAAGCCATGTCCTACCACTACTCGTTCCTTTATGTCGCTCACAGAGCTTCCTGTGGACTCTGACGGGGTGAACTTAGCACAGGCAAAGCAGTAACTAGACCCATCATCATTGTATGACAGTGCATCACTAGAACCACAGTCATTGCATTGCTGGTGTAATTTAACAAACGTCATCAGTGTACTACCTCCGCATCTCCGAATACCTGATTGTAACGTGTTGTGATCTCATCATCATCAAGAGTCTGGTCCATGAACTCACGTTGTAACTTGATGTACATCTGAACGATCTCAACCATCGTGACCTGTTGGAACTCGTACTCGACTAGCTCTTCAATCATCTGTTCGCGTGTCATATGTAATTCCTATGTATTAGTAATAGTATTAATAATAATAATAATATTAATACTTAGTTATCTATATAGAGATTATACCACAGATTAAAAAAAAGGGGAATAGTAATTATTCCCCAGATTCCTGCTTTACTCTGACAAACTCTTCACCATAGTACTCAGATATCGGTGCATCCAGCAAGTCCAAGAACTTGTCCAGTTTACCAGAGTTCTTTAGTTTTCGTAAAGCTTTGCGTTCGATCTGCCCTACTCGCACACGGGACAAACCCAGTGCTTTCGCTACCTCCAACTGCGACATACCGTGCTTCATATTAAAACCTCATCATTGATTTGTTCTTAAGCTTAATTAGCTTACCGTTCTTACCAATGTACAGGTCAATGAAGAAGGAATGCTTTATTGCCTTCTTGCTCTTGAACACCATGTACTCAACGCCATCATCTGCTTTAAAGTCACGCAGTCGTTTCACCACACGATACATGACAAGCCTGTTAGCGCCTGCTCTCTCAGACTCAGCTATGTAATAACTCATAGCTCATACCCTCCAAAGATTTCGTTAAGTCTGTAGTACACAGTATCGCACCACTCGTTACTGCTGTAGTCAGAGATCACAACCATAGGTTCATTCTCTGATCCGTTGTTGTAGATCAACGAGAACCACCCACGACAGTTACCATCCTTGTCGTATGCTTCCACCTGATCTAGCTCAGTCTGTGCTAGGTTCTTCAGGATGTGTGCTTTACTACTACATCCATGCACTGATAGCTCCTCACCATCCCACACTGACACCTTACCGTTGTCGCGCAGGCAGAAGTCAATTAACATCTGGATAACAGGCCGTTCACACGGTGCCGCATATTCAGGTAACGCTGTATCAAATTGAACAATCATACTTCATCTCCATGATCACTGTAGTGATAGTCTGCTTCATCAATGTACTCCTGCACCAGATCAAACATGTAGTCTGTGTTGACCCACGCTGTGATGTCGTAACCATACGCTCTCACTGATACAAGTTCAACAAGATTCTCCTCCCCACCAAGATAATCAAACTCTATCTTGGCAGGCAGTGTCATCCAAGGAGAATCCAACTCCACATCAATTACTTGATGCCCATACATACTAGCTGTTCCCATCGTTACTCTCCTTAATTACAGTATGATTCAACGCCAACAGATCGTCAACCCTCTGCTTCAGTTCAGCGATCTGGTTATCCTTGGCAGTCATGTTGCGTACCTGTATATCATAACCGACCCTGTACACATCATTGACCAGTTGCAGTGCAGTCTCTACTGTGAGAACGTTTGACACCTTAGCCAAGAATGCATCAGGCTCCTCAAGCATATGCTCAATGATAGCATCGTCACTGTAGCCCCACCGATTCATCATATCCATAGCTTCGATGATGTTGTCAGGCTCCACGTAAGCCATGATCTCATCGTCATAATCAGACAGATCGATGCAGTGGTACACTTCAATTTCACTTCTTTTCCAACCCATGATATTTAACTCCAGTTAAAAGGTTATTTGACGTGTTCGATAATCACCTTGTCGGTGTCGAACTTGTAACATACTAAACAGTTAATACACTTTTGTCCAGTGCAGTTGGCCCTCCCACCATACGACTTGGACACGTTGTTGAACACACGATGAAACCCACGAGGGGGTTCCTTCATCACCTGATCTATGATAGGATTAGAATAAATAAGGATGAGATTGTCAGGTATGTACACTTTGTTACGGCGCACAAACTCAACACGCTTAGTCCACAGAGCAAAGGTAGTCTGTGGGTTGGCGTCAGCTATTTCACAATACTTGATGAAGTGGTCATCGTTGATTAGCTCGCCATGACTGTGGAATCTGAAGTACAAGTCATTGAGTTTTGGAATGTCAATAGGCTGGTCGCTAGCAAGTATGTCACTATTGCGCTGGAATGCGGGTTGACAATTCTTTCGATAGGCGTTCAAGCTTGAATAACTGTAGCATGACTTGCAGATACGCTTGTGACCACCACACTCCATGTGGTATTGATCAATGCAAAACTGATTGGTGGCAGTGTTGGTGTTGATAGAACGCATATCCTGCATCTTACCACTGCCCTTGGTGATATGGATTTTCATTCTTCATCCCCCAATTGACTGTCCCAGCACTCACCACACAGATGGAAACCGTTAGGTGATCGATGCTGTGCAAGCCAGCCTATCAACGTCTCACGGTTTTCACATGACATATCGGGCCATACGTGCTGAACAAGAGAACCAGAGAGGTACTGTTTTATTTCACCACACTTGACTACAACGCTGTCAACAGCATCGCACATAGTACAGGTGGCGCTAGCATTGAAAGGTTGATCATATGTTTTCATAATTAACTCCAGTTAAAAAAATAGGGGCCATTGCTGACCCCGTGCTAGATTAACGTATCTTCAACAGACAGTAGTCACCTGTCACGTTGTCGATACGATACAAGGAATAACGACCACGCATATATGTACCAGCCGCCGCTGATGCCCTAGCGTGTGACTCCTTGGGAATGCGAACCCAATCGTTCGGACGCATTGACTCAAACAGATCACGCCACTTGCTACCACGGTTGCGGATGTTGAGAGGCTTGGGCGCTTCGCTTTTCTGAATAGTAAACATAGTTTTAACTCCAGTTAAATCATACCGTTGAGTTCAGCTTTGATACGGCGAGCATCGTCACCGCGCCATTGCTGTGCGTTGGATAGAAAGTAAAGGACAATACTCTTGCCCGAATCAGCATAGTATGGCTGTGCGGGTGTGACTAGAGACTTCATCGCGTCAAGATACGGGCGAGCATAGGGCGATACGTTGCCCCATGTATCTTCGATTTCCTGAGCGATAACAAACAAAGGACGTTCACCAATCATAGGTCATTCTCCTCAGCTTCGCGCAATGCCCGTGCTGTGCGATCAGCTTCGACTGAAGGATACCACTCAGGATCAAGGATAATATTCTGACTTCTGGGCACAATCTCAACATCGAGCAGGACACGAGCATCCGATGCGCTCGCGCACAACACCATACCGTTTGGCTCAATGTCAGGGTTATCATCTGGATCAACCCAGCGTGACGTAACCTGAGTGAGTTCGGCTAGCCGTTCTTCTAACACTAGCGCCGTGGATACGTCAGCGATAAACTGAGTAAATCCGATTTTGAGTAAAGCTTTACGTTCTGACATAATTTTAACTCCAGTTAAAGTTTCAGTTGCGTTGGGCACAATACCTCCCAACTGTTACCATTATACCACGTATATCCTGTTGTCAAGTGCCTTGCCTCACCACACTATTCCACCACACTCATGCGTTTCGTAGGTTTCGTAGGTTTCGTGATCGGATATTTTTTTGCAGGCATAAAAAAGCCCCGCGATGTGCAGGGCTGTATCGGTTATTGAGGATATCTAATTTCAAGGTATGCCCAGAAGATTCCAAGGGCTATGACCAGTTGCAAACCGTCGGCGGTATCCATCATGCGACCTTATCGAGTCGTGACATGTAGCGATCCAGCGCGGCCATTGCCAATTCATCCATTGTCCAACCGTGAAGCTTGCCATTCTCTTCGTAAATGTCGAGCAATTGGGTTGGCGTTTTCGCATTGATGTCGAGTGGTTCGTCATCGGTCTCATTGCCTGCCGCGTCTGCCTCGGTCGGTTCCTCCGGCTTTGTTGGTGCCAGCGCAGTGTACAGGTCGCTGATGTTGGTCGCTTCCGTTGCGAGCTGGTGGACCAATTGCGTTCCTTGCTCCCGATTAGCGATGCCATGGGCCTCGATCATTTTCTTATCGGTCGCTGACATTGTGCCAACGATGCGTTTCGCCTTTGATCGCTGGGCATTTGCAGATCCCTCAGTCCAGCCTTTGGCGATTAGCCCAGCTTGGATGGCGTTGCCAAATTCCTTGAGATCATCGGCGCTGTTGATAACTGCCGCAGAATCTAGCAGTACCTGTAACGGCTTTGCTTCGGCTTGCTTCGCCTTGTGCAATGCGTTGACCAGTGCTGTGGATTGTGTCTTGAGTGTAGTCATTTTTAACTCCAGTTAAATTTCCTGTTATGCCCGCGCGGTATTGCCCGAACACTTGCCCAGTATAAAGTAGATTTGCTATCTGTCAAGCACCTACCTAGCCCCACACTCTGCACAAATCTGCACAAATCCCAGCGCAGATAACACCCCCGCCCCCCCCTACACGTTACAGCAAACGTAAAAGTACCCACCCAGATACAAAAAAAGGTCAAATTAGGACAGGATAATTCTAGTAATATGTTTTTATTTTTCAATTGTTTGCAAATTGCAAGTGCATAATGCTAATCTGCACTGAAAATGCACAGAATCTGCGCTGTAACTGGGTATTTACACTGTAAATTTTCCATCTTTTACAAATAGTTCTTGACTTTTCCTTAAAAATATGGTATAATAATATGTATATATAGAACAGTACAGTTCCTAACTACAAATTAAATACAACTATTAGGAACAAATATAAGAAAAGAACCAAAAAACCCAACTAGGTTAAGTCTATATAGATGGATAACGACACAGGCTCGTCTAGAGACGACAAGAAATCAGGTAATCCTGTTGGTCGCCCTAAGAAATCTTCTGTTTCCTCCAAGAAAAAAGGGGGCAGAGGGGCTGTAGGTAGACCTAAAGGTGATGCTGCAATCATAAACGAGTATAAAGCTAGGATGTTAAACTCTCCTCGTTCTCGTGCTGTGATGGATGCTATCTTTGATGCAGCATTGGACCCAGATCATAAAAACCAAGCAGCAGCGTGGAAACTAGTTATGGATCGTATTCTTCCTGTTGCTGCATTTGAAAAGGATGTAACAAAAGATGGTGGAAGAAGCGCAATCCAAATTAATATTACTGGGGTTGGAACTACAACTATTTCTGAAAGCAGTGAAGAAAGCAGCACAATCGAAGGCGAACTCGCTGATTGACGAAGCCGAAGACCAAACTGCTTTATTCTTTGAATACTTGAGGGACAAAACCAGTTGAGATATTTTACCGTATCTGAATTTGACTGCCAACACACAGGCGAGAACAACATGGAGCCAGAGTTCATGGAATTAGTAGATGAACTAAGGGATCGGTGTGGTTTTCCTTTTGTTATCACTAGCGGCTTTAGATCCGTCCAGCACCCGATAGAAGCAAAAAAAGATGTACCGGGAACACACGCGCAAGGCATAGCAGCAGACATAAAAATAACTAACTCTGCTCAACGGTACACGATAATAAGAGAGGCTCTAGCTATGGGTTTTACTGGTATCGGTGTCGCTAGTGACTTTATTCACGTAGACACACGGGGTTCTGCTCCGGTAATCTGGGTATACTGATGCTATACACTAAGAACGCTAACGTAACTACCACAGACGTATCGACTATCGTTACTATTCCTAACGGCTACGTAGCCCACTGGACTATGCTCTTTGTTAGTAACCTTGGTGGTTCTACTAACGGCGCTGGTATCTACGTAGACAAAGCAGACAGTACTCGTATAGACATCTTAGGTGGTGGTAACGTATCAGCTAAGGACTACGTTTTGTTAGACGGGTCTGCTATATTTGTTCTTCAGGCTGGTGACGCTATCAAAGCGTACACAACTGGTGCTGGAGACATGGAGTTTGTTGTAACCTTTGACTTGTTGGAACAACCAGCAGTATTTGTAAACTTTAACGGAGCGTAACTTAATGAAATATCTTGCAGCCTTTTTGTTTCTTTTCTCATCTTTGTCTTTTAGCCAAACGGTAATTAACTTTGACGACGGGTCTACGTACACTCTAGAAGACGGACAACAAATTTACATCAGTACGTCTAACAGTGCTATGTTTAAGCGACAGCTTATGAAAAACAAAGACACGTTCTTCCGTGTACAAAAGCCTTGGGAGAAGCGTGACCACGTACCTCATCCTACTGACGACATGGTTAGAGGCTCCCACGAGTGGTGTGCTGCTTACGAGCCGTGGAGCGAAGGTCTGACGTTTGACATGCAGTTTTGGCAACGACACTGTGACTCTAACAAAGACGGCGTATTTGACGAAAACGATGACCGTTGGGACGGCTAATATTTGACCGACTTAAACGTACAACTGTTGCCGTGGCAGCAGGAAGTCTACTCTGATCCAACTAGGTTCAAGGTAGTAGCCGCTGGGCGAAGGACAGGGAAGTCTCGCCTAGCTGCTTGGATGTTGATTATTAACGCTCTACAGTCCGACAAAGGACACGTTTTTTACGTTGCGCCCACCCAAGGGCAAGCCCGTGACATCATGTGGCAAACCCTGTTGGAGCTAGGACACCCTGTTATATCTGGAAGTCACATCAACAACCT